TAATGGCTTTGAAAAGTATTTATATATGTCTAAAGAAGATGCTGAAGCACACGCAATAAAGTATTCCCAAACATACAAAAGGGGTTTTGGTCTTTGGAAAACTGACTTTGACGCAATGGCCATCAAAACAGTGCTCAAACGTTTATTAAGTAAATATGGCATTCTATCAGTCGAAATGCAGAGCATGGCTAATGCAATTTCTGTAGATGGCGCCGTCATTCGTGATAATAATGGCGAACTCACCCCTGATTTCGAAGGTGAAACGATCGATGTTCAATCAGATGTGGCAGAAACAATCGCTAATAATGCAAATTCTGAAGCCATTGACATCGACGCTGGTCCTGCCAGTGAATTTGTTAATCCTGAAACTGGCGAAGTAGTCAATATGTTTGGTGATTAATCGTGATTAGTATTCAAGCATTCGGTAGTAGCTCAAAAGGGAACTGCTACCGAATCAAAACCTCAACAAATGATGATGAGCTACTGCTGGATGCAGGGTTATCATTTAAAGAGATTCAACGTTATTGTCGCTTTAATTTCCTACACCTATGCGGAACGTTGCTTACACATCAACACGGCGACCATAGCAAGGCCGTAAATGATCTGTTAAAGCTAGGTCACCGGGTGTACATGTTAAAAGACACTGCAGATGCTTTATATGTTACGGGGCATCACAAAGTCATCTATATTACGCCTAAGGTTCAATTTACAATAGGTAATTTCAGTATTTTGCCTTTTGAATTAGAACATGACGTTCCTAATGTTGGATTTTTAATTTCCGATGGAGAGGAAAAACTACTCTATATCACGGATACCTATTACTGCAGGTACACCTTTAAGGATGTTAACCACATTATGGTTGAATGTAACCATTCTTACGAAATCCTAAATCAACAAGTAGAAGCTGGTTATTTAGATGAAAAACGAATGGAACGGTTAATCCAATCTCATTTTTCACTAGAAAATGTAATTAAATTTCTCAAATCTATGGACCTAACCAAGTGTCAAGATATACGACTACTACATTTATCTGATAGCAACTCAGATTCAGAAACATTTAAACAAGCTGTTCAAGCTGCTACTGGCAAGTTAGTAATCGTAGAACAGGAAAGGAGCCCCTTATGATTATTAAATCAATCCAAATTAATGACAACAATATTAGTATTGCCTATCAAAAACCGTCTGCTACAGGTCTTACAGATATTTTTACGCTTAAATCCAAAGATGATCCCCGCCCAGAATTATTAAAAGCATTTGGACATCTACAACAGATTGTAAAAAAGAACTTTGAATTCTTTGATGAATTTAATATTCCATTTATTGTAAGTGCTTTTAAGTTTAAGTATGGTGAAATCGAAGGTCTTGTTAATCAGGTTTGTGTTGAAGGCGTAGTATCTGATATGAATACTCCTAATGAATTTAAATTTAAAACGGGATGGCTAGATGTTGAATATACAGACTCAACATTTGCTATCTCAGTTCAAGATTTAATCGATGAATGCGTAAGGTTTATTATGGGACGTCGAGCCCAGGATAATTTATTTAACGACAATGAAGAGTGATAGAAATGGCGAAAAATCAATCGTACTACTTTAGTCATGATATCAATGCAAGCAATGATCCTAAAATCGCTGCTATGATTTCAGAATTAGGAATGATTTCATATGCTTGGTGGTGGATATTGATTGAAAAATTAGCCGCAGCAGATGACTATAAATTGCCACTAAAAAAATATACATTCGTTGCTCTAGATAATGAATTAAGAATGGATAATGAACAAATTTTAACAAGTGTTCAACAAGTGTTCAACAAAAATCAACACGTGTTGGAACAAAATTCAATGTGTTCATTTTGTTCATTTTTGTTAATTTATTTGTTGATTCATGACTACGAATTATTGGACTGTGATGACGAATATTTTTGGTCACCCAGCTTAATTCGAAGATTTGAATTTAAAAAGGTGAAAGAGGAAACTATCCGCGAAAAACGTAGGTTGGCTGGCCTTAAAAGTGCGGAGTCTCGTAAAGCAAAAAAACAAAATTTAACACATGTTCAACAAAATTTAACACATGTTCAACAAAATCAACTAATAAAAGAAAAGAAAAGAAAAGAAAATAATATAGAGAGAGATACGCGCGCGCGTGAAGATGAAAATCTTCTATCTATGTTTGAAAATGAAGAAGTAAAAAATAAACCCATTTACGAATTGTATATGAAATCGATTGGAGTTGTATCACCTACTATTAAAGAGCGGTTAGATGATCTAGTTGAATCATATGGCAAAGAACGAGTCATTGTTGCTATTAATACCACAGCGGATAACGGTGGCAATAGTATCAAGTATGTTGAAACTGTCACGGCAGGGAATCTAAAGCAGGAGGTGCAAAAGGATTTTGGAGCAAGCAAATGTAACAGTAATGCTAGAAGCGTGTCTCGAAAAAATTCGAGAAAGGACGAGCAAGTCGACTGGCAAGCGGAGTATGAAAGAGTCCACGGTAAAAAATGAGTTCTTTTATCCAATCTATGATAAACCAGTAGTCATTCAAACAAATATTAATTCCACCTATGCTGCAGTTGGAATTCCTAAGAGATATTATGATATGGATTTTGACTGGTTACGCAAGCATGGTAGTTTTCCTAAAGAGAACGCCGAAGCTTATGCTGTGGTCAAAGAATATTCTAATAATCTGAAAGCTAATCTTGATACCGGAAAGGGCCTCATATTAAGGGGCCCCGCTGGTACCGGCAAGACATCAATTGCGGTGAGTATATTAAAACAGGCTATGGCATTAGGTAAAGGGTGCCTAATGATTTCAATGCCTAATCTATTGGATAATATGCTTGCGTTGTCTAAAGGCGATAATGTAGCTTATCTAAGATATGAACAAAAACTTAGAAATATCCCATTACTATTGCTCGATGACTTTGGTGCAGAGTACTCTAAGTCTGACTGGGTATCATCTAAGGTTGAAAGCATCATTATTGATCGCTACAACCGAATGAAACCTATAATTCTTACAACAAATTATAGCGATACCTGGACTGAAGAGAATTATAGCCAAAGAATATATGACCGCCTACGTGGTGAATATGCGGTGGCTATATTCAATGGAGAATCACACCGATGAAGCTTTAATTAAGATGTCAGTTCAGGTTTAGAAAGAAAACACATGACCGGTTCCCAACATTGAATGAGTACATTGATTGTGAACGCGGTTCTACTATAGCAGCAGCCGCGATGAAAAAGAAGTGTACCGAGCAAGTTAAAGAACAATGTCTCTTACAACAGATACAACCGGTTAATGGGAAAATAGACCTATTATTTGAATGGCACTCTTCAACTAGGCATGATCCTGATAATGTGGCATTCGCTAAGAAGTTTATTCTTGATGGGCTACAAGCTGCTGGTGTGCTAGAAAACGACAATCGAAAGTTCATCGGCACTATGGCTGATGAGATTATTCAGGATGATGAAGACTATGTAATCTTACACATCACGAAAAATATGGGAATATTTTTATAATTTTAAGAATTAAGGAGATAAATAAATGAGTAACTTACAAGTAAAAGCGATTGAAGCTGCTCGCAAAGTGCTATTAGAAATGGGACATGAATTTGAAGAATTAGAATTCATGTATGTTGTATGGTTTTGTAAAACATTACAAAACTGGAAAGCATTAGTAAGTGGTCCTGGTATTGATGAATATGTAGAAGTAACACACAATGGTGACCGTGATGAGACATATGTTGATGTTTATTGCAAAACTAAAAATGTGTGCATAAAAGATAACTAATGAAAATACTAGATACATGCTGTGGTAGCAGAATGTTTTGGTTTAACAAAGAAAATGAAGATGCTATTTACATGGATAATCGAACTGAAAATACAAGACTATGTGATGGTAGAAAGCTAATCGTTAAACCTGATATAATCGCAGACTTTCGAGATATTCCTTTTGAAGATGAAAGTTTTTATCTAGTAGTATTTGATCCGCCTCATCTAATAAGGGCAGGAGAGAAATCCTTTCTTAAATTAAAATATGGAAGGCTAGATACAACTTGGAAAGACGACATTAAGCAAGGGCTATCTGAATGCTGGAGAGTTTTAAAGAAGAATGGGACACTGATATTCAAATGGAATGAGGAACAAATCTCGTTTTCTAAAATTAAAACCTTGCTTCCTTGCGAGCCTGTAATTGGGCAACGTAGAGGGAAAACAATATGGTTGGTATTTTTTAAAAGTTAAAATATTAGTTGTTTATCACTGGCAAACAAATTCGGACTAAAACACAAAATAAATGATAAAGGGGGAAACATATTTGAATGAATGTGACATTGAGAAAATCACTAAGTTGGCCACAGAGGTGGCAACAAAAACTTACTATGAATTAGCCAAGCAAGAAAATGCTCAACTAGGTCGTAAACTTCGACACAACACGATCAAGTTATTGAAGCATTACAGTCAGCTGCAGTCGTATGTAGACAATGCTATCTCGGATTCGACACAAGCCGAGGATATATGGCTCAATGAACTGCTAGCTGATATGTTCGATGACAATAGCATAGTAAGGGTAAATGCCATTGTTAAAAGTAAAGAAAAAACCGCACTAATGATGCGACATGTGAATAATATGCTAGATATCTATGCTGAAAAGTGCAGCGAGAAACAGTTTAAATACTGTGAATGTGTGCGACGTTATTATATCAATGGCGAAACATTAGAAGAAATTGCTGAATCATTCCCTGAAAAACCCGATGTGCGTACTATTCATAGGTACGTTGCAAGGGGAATAGAAGAACTATCTGTACTTCTATGGGGAGTGATAGGGCTCAATACAAAATTGTCATAAAACTGTCATGGACATGTCATTCTTGACAATTTATAATGATAGTGTGAGTTAATAGGGAAACAAATTAATCTCTCTCGACAAAGTGAATACCTAGAACACAAAAGCGAAAAAGCCCTTGCTTCGGCAAGGGCTTTTTGCTATAGGGCAGCTAATCCTATAAGGTAGTGCGATCGCAACAGGATGCAAGTTAATGGCAAGTTATATACTAAACGTAAATAACAAACGCGCGTTTACCGTAGTCACGAGCATAACGGCGTTTACCAGTCTTAGGGTCTGTTACGTATGCAACAAATTTCTTTGTGCCACGTTTAGACCCGCTTTGAGATGTTTTCGACATATTAGCGTTTCCTTTCATAAATTTCTCTGAAGAGATTTATGGCGGGCCCGCACTATTTATATTATAACCATTATTTATTGATTAAACCAGTATTGAGATGTAAATGAAAAAGACCCCGGAGTCCGGGGTCTTTTTCATAGACGGAACAAGTAAACTTGTTTGAAATAAAATGAGTTGTAGCTAATAACTCAAAGCATCCTTTATACGTCTAAACATCTCACTAACATAATATCACTAAAATATAAAAAATCAATCGTAGGATTGCAGATAATTTATATTTAATTTATAAATGGAAAAATAGAACGAATATTCCATACAAGATATTGTTTTTATAAAACAATATAACAATATATAGTATGTTATCAATGATAAAAACGTATATAGTTATGCAAAAGAAGAATGGAACGAGGTGAATACGATTGACTGATGTGTATTGTGAAAAGAGAAGATGCTTAAACAATGTTAAAGGTTGGTGCAAAGCGAACGGCATTCATATTGATCATATGTGTAAATCATATGCGCCATCACATTCTTTAGTAAAAATAAAAACTGCAAAGGTACATAAGGAATGCGGTAAATATAAGCAGAATAAGAGTGTATTAAAGTAGCACGGCACCGTCACGAAGATGAGCTCCGTATGTCTCGTCGTAAAAATAAAAAAAATAAATTTAAATTATACCGTGTTTTGTTAAATTTTTGAGCAATTTTTTTGTGGGTCCTTCTAGCAAAAATTAAAAGCATGCGGTGGCCGAGACCCCAAAATTTGCCTAGATTTTAATTTTTTTATGGCCTTGCTAGTGATACAGGTAATGAAAGGAGGCTGATTGATAAGTGAAAATTACAGATGATTTGAAAACAGCAACAGCCTCTCAGTCGAACTTGGCAAAAGCACTTGGGCTCTCGCGTCAACGTGTTTCGCAACTGCTCCAAGAAGGGGTTTTAGCAACGGATGAAAAGAACCAAATTCTGGTTATCAAATCCGTTATCAATTATGTCAAATATAAGGGCCAATCTTCTGCTGAAGAGGAAAGCAGTTCCGATGATGCGATATTCGAGGTTGAAAAGGCCAAGAATGAACGTGCGAAACGCAAGATTGCTGAGTTGAAGCTAGCCAAAATGAACGGCGAAGTGTACTCAGCAGATACTGTAGAACAGGTTATGACAGAAATGCTTGTGAATTTGCGTACACAATTATTAGGATTGCCAACAAAACTGGCTCCACAATTACAGAATGTAACAAAAGAGGAAGCATATAACCTGTTAACTCAAGAAATCGAGGACAAATTATCAGAATTAAGTGAATATACGCCGTCATTATTCATGGATAGCGATGATTTAGACGACGATAAAGCGCCAAATTAGGCGCTTTTTTAATGCAAAAAAGGAGGTGATAGCATGAAAACGGCAAAAGAATTGTGGCAATACGTCTCTAAAATGGGTCTAAAACCACTACCAAAAACCAGTGTTAGCCAATGGGCTGACGATTATCGTATGCTATCACAAGGCCTTTCTGCTGAACCAGGGCGTTGGAAAACGAGTAGAGCGCCATATCAAAAGGATATTATGGATGCTTTCACGCAACCTGGTATCAATCGTGTAGTGGTTAAGAGCGCCAGTCAAGTGGGAAAATCAGATATCATGAATAATGTCCTAGGGCGATACGCTCATCTTGATCCATGTGCGGTGATGATGATTCAACCGACTATCGAATTGGCTCAAGATTATTCAAAATCTCGTATTTCTCCAATGATCCGTGATACAAAAGTACTATCACAGGTATTCTATGAAACGAAATCTGAAGACGGTGCCAAAACAAGAGATGGTAAGAACACAATCTTATCTAAGTTATTCCCTGGTGGCCGTCTTATTATGTGTGGGGCGAACAGTCCGGCAGGATTGGCATCACGTCCTGTGCGTGTGCTACTTGCGGACGAAGTAGACCGTTTCCCAGATAGTGCCGGTACAGAAGGTGACCCAGTAGACCTTGCTGCCAAACGTATGACAACATTCTGGAATAGAGTTATGGGGCTATTCTCCACGCCAACTAATGAAGGTAGCTCACGAATCGATGTAGAGTATCAAACAGGTACGCAAGAAGAGTGGCAACATGAGTGTCCTAATTGTGGTGAGTATCATTTGATACGACATACTGAGATGGAATGTGAGACAGAGGAACATAAGGACGCTAAAGGCCGGAAGATTGTAGTAGTTAGTGATGTGAAATGGCGGTGTCCAGATTGCGGATCTACATTCTCTGAAGACGAAATGCGGAAAGTCCCTCAAAAGTACATATCGAAAAACCCAGCTGCGTTGCATAATGGCATACGCAGTTTTTTTGTGAATGGATTCACGTCTCCGTGGCTCACATGGAATGACATAATGAGGGAATGGCTAGAGGCAAAAGGCGACCCTACACGTGAAAAAGTAGTTATGAATACTCGTTTTGGTGAATCATATGCGCAACAAGGTGCATTCGAAGACTATCAACAATTCATTAGGCGCCGTGAGAAGTACGGCGCAGACCTTCCGGACGGTGTGTTACTGCTAACTGGTGCCGTCGATACACAAGACAACCGGTTAGAGTATGAAATCACCGGTTGGGGGTACGGTGAAGAATGTTGGGGAATCTGTAAGGGTATTATCTTAGGAGAACCTGATAATAAAGCGACATGGGATGCACTTGATGCGGTGCTTGATAAGGTGTACCGATTTAAGAACGGAACAGGGCTTAAAGTAGCACGTGCTTTCATTGACTCCGGCGGTCACTACACGTCAAAAGTATATGAATACTGTGAAAAGAACTTCAGCAAGCAACGATTTGCCATCAAAGGTACGGCCGGAACACCTGGCATACCGTTAAATTATAAGATTGGTAAAGCATCTGGAAGTAAGATTCCACTTGTCATGCTAGGTGTAGACGATGGGAAACAACAGGTAATGAACCGATTGGCCATCGATGAACCTGGCGATAAGTACTTTCATTTCCCTTTGGATGAAGAATTCCTAGGAACTAGAGGGTATGACGAGTTGTATTTCAAAGGGATCATTTCGGAACACAAGAAGAAAGTAAAACGTAAGGGCGTTATCCATGAAATATGGGAACCTACTGCAGGGGTTCGTAATGAACCTTTGGATTTACGTGTATATAACCTAGCGTGTATGAACTCAATCCATCCTGATTGGGATAGATTGGCGGAAGTAGTTAAAGGTGGAGGCCATTCCACTACAACAGTAACTACTCCACGAAAGAAACCAATGCGTAAACGTGTTCGCAGAGCTAGTAAAGCAGCAGATATTTAGGAGGATGTATGGCAACTAGTTATTCAAGTAAGCCAAGGCTAATTGATGTCCGGTTAGAGTGGTACGTCAAGGCTGAGGAAGCAATATTGACTGGCCAAAGCTATACAATCGGAAATCGGACTCTTACAAGGGCAAATTTAGCAGAAGTAAGAAAAATGATTGATGATTTAGTGGCAAGAGGCGCCAAATTACCTGGTATGGATACCGATAATGGACGTGGAAACCGGTCAAAACGGGTAGTTTTTAGAGATTAGGAGACTAAAATGGCGAGAAAAAACAAGAAATTTAGCGCTAAAATAGGCACTCCGAGGGCTAAAAATAGCGGATATAGTGAGGGTGGAGCCTCTAATAATAACAAATCATTGAAGGGATATAACCCTAGAAAACTGGGTTATAAGGCTGATATTGGTGCGAATTTATCGACTTTGCGTGATAGATCCGCAGATTTAGCTATCAATACACCAGTTGGCACGGCTGCAATCAACACAAGCACTACTCATACAGTTGGCGCAGGCCTCAACGTGTTCCCTAGACCTAAGTTTCAAATCTTGGGAATCAGTGCAGAGGAGGCTAGAGCATGGGCTCGTAAGGTTCGTGCTGAGTTTGATTTATGGGCCGAATCAAAAGACTGTGATATCTACCGTAAGAACAATTTATATGACATGCAAAGCATAGCATATCAAGGATATCTCACAGATGGTGATAGTTTTGCGGTATTTAGACGTAAGCCGACAACACCAGATATGCCGTATACGTTGCGCCTTCAATTAATTGAAGGTAATCGTGTAAGTAATCCGCTTACTGATTCCACATATGTTACAGGCGACCCAACTGGCGTTGAAGCGCTTAACCAAGATAATGGGAACCGCATATTGAATGGTGTAGAAATCGATACTGACGGTGCTATTGTAGCCTACTGGGTATCTAATCAAGTACCTGGCGAACCAATTACAAGCATGTTAACGACATGGGCAAGGGTTGAAGCATACGGCAAGCGTACAAGCATTCCGAATGTACTGCAAATTAGTAATGATACTAGACCAGAGCAGTATAGAGGAGTTCCTTATTTGGCTCCAGTTATTGAAACGCTAAAGCAAGTGTATCGATATACAAATGCAGAGCTTACATCGGCTATTATTAAATCGTATTTTGCGTTATTCTTTACGGAAGCCGTGACTAATTCAGGTTCATTAAATGATATGTTGGCCGACAATGGTGTTGATGATCCAACGGAACCAGTAGTCGATGTATCAGAATACAATTTAGGACCTGGCACATTAAATGCCTTACCTAAAGGTGTGGATGTAAAAAGTGTTGATGCTTCCAATGCTCAATCTACTTTTGAAGTATTTAGTACCCAACTCATCAAACAAGTAGGTGCTGCACTTAACCAGCCTTACGAAGTATTGATGAAGAACTTTAACTCTTCGTATTCTGCAAGCCGTGCAGCAATGTTACAGGCTTGGGAAGAATATAAACTACGTCGCAAGTGGTTCGCTCGTGACTTCTGCCAACCAATCTATGAGGTATGGTTAATGGAAGCAGTAGCGAACGGCCGAATTGAAGCGCCTGGTTTCTTTGATGATCCATTAATTCGAAAAGCATGGTGCAATGCTGATTGGTTCGGACCAACGATGTCCATCCTTGACCCTGTTAAGGATATGAATGGTAGTACCCTTCGCATTGAGAATGGAGTTTCCACTCGCGAACGTGAAGCGGCTGAAATGACAGGGACAGACCTTGAAGAAAACATTGCACAACTTGCATTTGAAAAGCAACTCATGGAGAAATATGGCATGGGGCTAGCTGATGCGGTAAATCCTTCCGTTGGCTCTAAATCTGAAGCGAAAGGAGGTGAAGAGGATGAATAAATTTTGGTCTGTTAAGAATTTTGTAAATCAAGATGGTACCGGTCAATCTGAATTGATTTTGTATGGTGATATTTCTGATACCTCTTGGTGGGGTGATGAAATTACACCACGTGAATTTGCAAGTGACTTGGCTAGTTGTAATGGTAATGACTTAACAATGCGCATCAACTCTGGTGGTGGTGACGTGTTCGCAGCACAAGCTATCCACAATATGATCAAAGCCTATACTGGCAAAGTAACAGCACATATTGATGGCTTATGCGCAAGTGCTGCTACAATTATTGCCTGTGCGGCGGATAAGGTAATCATGCCAAGTAATGCTCTGTACATGATTCACAATCCATCTGTATTTCTAGGTGATAGCTTTGATGCGGACGGATTAACTAAAATGGCTAACTATTTGGCGAGTGTTAAACAGACAATCGCAAACGTTTATTTGAGCCGTAGCGACGTTTTGACATCTGAACAGGTAAATACACTTATGGATGATGAAACGTGGCTCACGGCGGACGAGGCGAAGTCCTACGGCCTGATTGATGAAGTAGATACGGCGATTACGGACAAAGCTGTTATGAATAACGGAATGGTTATCGTAAACAAAGTATCTTGCAAATACTCGGCCAAAAATGAAACCAAAATCAAACAATTTTTAACAAGTAAGGAGAAACCTATGACTGAAAACCAATTCATGGCAAGCTTAAAAGGTTTGCTCGGTATTTCTACAAATGAACCTGCAGAAAACGCAGCAGTAACAGCAGAACGCGAACGCGTTGAAGCATTAAATACGTTAAAAGGTGATAATGAAGTCATCAATCGTTTAGTTGATGTAGCTGTTAAAGAAGGTAAAACAGTAGATGAAGTAACACCTTTCATCTCTGCCGTATCTGATATTCCTGCAAGTGATAACAAAGTAGTTGACCAAATCCGACAATTAGTTATTGATCAAATGGAATCTGGTGCGGATAAAGTGGCACCTCAAGGTGCATCTACACCAGAAACTAACGATGCGGTAGCAAAAGCTAGTGCAATTGATGAAGTCGTAGCATTTGCGAATGCTAAGAAAGGCGGTAAATAATGACATATTTCGAACAAGTAAATGGTGTCGCAGCTGATTATCTATTAGGTGGTGGCGGTGTACCGGTATTAACTCAAAATGTAAAAGTAGCAGCCGGCGATTATAAACGTGGCCAAGTTCTTGAAAACAACTCTGGTACATTCCAAAAAATCGCAAGTGGTAAGCCTGCGGGTATCGTAGTATCTGATACTACTGCAACTACTGAACACAATGTATTAACTGTATACATTTCCGGTCGCTTTAATCGTGAAGTATTGGTAGTTGACCAAGCTTACAAAATTAATGATCATGAAGCGGACTTCAAGGACGCTCACTTATTCTTAACTAGCATTAAATAGGGGGAACTATATAATGGCAATTGATTTCAAAGATACATTTTCCTTGATGCAAGCTGTGGAACGAATGAAAACTCCGGCAAGTTTCTTGCTTGATACTTTCTTCCCACAAGTTCCAGCAGTTGCAACTTCTAAAAAAATCGCAGTAGAAACTCGTAAACGTGGTCGCACATTAGCACCTTTCGTATCTCGTGGTGCATCTGGCGTTAATGTTAAACGTGCAGGATCTAAAATTGCTTTATACGAAGCACCTATGATGGGCCCTCGTACAGTTATTGACCCAGAACAACTTGATCAACGTGCATTTGCTGAAAACATTGTGTCTACAATGACACCTGCACAACGTGCCGCACAAATGCAAGCTGAAGATTTGTCTTACTTACAAGGCACAATTATTAATCGTAAAAATAAAATGGCAGCCGATTTGCTTACTACTGGTAAATGCAAAATCGAAGGCTATGCTGACGATGGTGAAACAGTTCAAGTTGATGAAATTGATTTCGAATTTGAACAAGACATTACACCTACTACTACTTGGGACCAAGCGGGTGCTGACATTTATGGCGACTTGAAAATGGCGTCCGAAAAAATTCAAGAAAACGCAGGTATCGTTCCAACTGTGTTAGTCGTTGGTAAAAACGTTGAAAAATACATTCTTGATAATGCATCCATCAACAAAATGTTAGCAATTCCTAATCGCGAAAACATGTCTATGTTCAGTTTTGCTCCTGAATACTTGTCTCCACAAGTTCGATATGTTGGCCGTATCATGTCTTTGAATATTGATGTGTACGCATACCTTGAAACATATCAAGATGATGAAGGTAAAGTAAAATCCTTTATTGGTGATGATGCAGCAGTATTAGGTGTTCCTGGCCGTGGCCGTCAACAACATGCAGCAGTAACATTGCTCAACGATGACAATCAATTCACAACATATGCAGGCATTTATGTACCTTACTACTATGCTAATAAGGCTACACAAGAATTAACATTGTCTGTATACTCCCGTTGCGTATTGATTCCTGAAACTATCGACGATTGGGCTACTATTAAGACTAAATAGGGGGTAACCTACTTATGAAAATCAGAGTATTAAAGGGTTATTTAGCACATGAAGGCGAGATGTATGGCAAAGGCGAAGTAGTCGACATCAAAAAGAAAACGGTTGCGTTGTCCTTGCTTGAATCTGATAAGTTTGAATCTGCTGAAGATGATCCTATCGAAGTACCGGAACCATTGGAAGTCGTTCCAGATGAACTAGAAGAAATGGAATTACCTGAAGTTGATGCGGAAGTTACGGTGAAAAAATAATGCGATTTAGAGATTACCTAGAAAGCGATATTGACGATGTATTCCTTAATGAAGACGAATTCGCCGAAGGGCATAATCTAAATGGCACAGTAGCTAAAGCGATTATCCAATCGCCAACGGCGAGGGAGTCATTCTTGTCGAATGGCTCTCACGTATCAAATGACGGATTACACGGGGTGTCTGTATTTGTGCATTGCAAATTAAAGGACATCCCTGAAATTCCATCACAGGGAAACGTATTCCGATTAGATGATGATGTGTACATCGTTCAAAGTGCAACGGAAGAAGATGGGCTCGTGTCTATCGAACTTAGAGCAGAAGCTAGAGGCGGTGTTGACGGATGGTTGAGCTAGAACTTGATAAAAGTGCAGTGAAAACAATTGAAAAAGCACTGGAAACATTAAAAGAAGATAGAGTTCGACGTGTCTGCCAAGCCGCATCTAAGCGTGCTGCAACAACCGCAAGAAAAGCAGGTACGCAAGCACTACGTAATATCTACGCCATTAAAGGTGTATCGGTCGTAAAGTCTGGTGTATCTATTAATAAATTGAATGATGGCACAGAAATGCGTATCAAAGGTGGTTATACTAGCGCTCAAAAGTACTTTAAGATTAAATCGCTTAAACGAAAAGGTGTGTTTGTGTCTATTAAAAAAGGTACAGAAACAAAGGTACCAAATGGCTTTGTTAGTGCATCTGGTATATTCATGAAACGCCAAGGCAAGGACCGATACCCATTAAAAGGGATATATGGACCAGCCTTACCGCAAATGTTTGGAAATGAAACTGTTATGAATGCCATGCAAAAAGAAGGCATGGAAATGTATGAAAAGCGCCTATATCACGAATTAGAGCGTGCGTTAGGAGGTAACTAATGACACCATTAGATGTATCAGACGGCATTGCCGCCTATCTCATGGATGAGTTGCGCAAGCTAAATGAAACAAGTGATGTTACCACGAGCCCTATTCGAGTATGGAGCGGGTTCTTACCAAGGGTGGATAAGAATGAAGATAAGCGCAAGTTATGTCCAGCCGTAGTAGTGCATCCGTATTCTGTTAGTGATGCGGATAGTTCGACGGTAGGTATTACTGTATTGGTAACTACTTATGACGAGGCCTTAACAAAAGGTCATGTCGGACTATATCACCTCTTAGAGGTAGTGCGTGAGCGGTTACTATCTGATAATCCAGTAGCACTTAAATATGAAATTAAGGAGAATACCGTTAATACAACAATTCCTGATGATCAACCATACCCTCAATGGGTTGGATATCTTGAATTTGAAGTGTACATTCCAGTTATTCGTAGAAATCTTAACAAGATATTTACGGATAATAAAGTAATTGAATAGGAGACAACGATGAACCCTGTTGTATATGTTGGGCCTTCGTTCCGCAGTAGCCGGTTAAATCAATTCATGGTATTTAGCGACGGTGCACCACTGCCGGAAGCAGAAGACCCTATTTTTATGCATTTATTCGTGCCTCTGGACGAACTCAACCAAGCAATGATTGATGTGAGAACACAAGGCACACAATTAAATGTATTCTATGTTAACGCATTGAAGAATTATAAAGGAGTGAAGTAAATGGCCTTTTATCATGGCGTCAAAACAAGTGAGCAAGCTACCTCTGTAATTGCTCCTGTCCAAACTACTGCCGGCCTTCCAATTGTGTTCGGTACTGCACCTGTACACCTTACAGAAGACCCTAGCGCAGTAATTAATAAGCCAATCATCTGTTATAGCTGGGAAGAAGCTATTCAACAACTTGGCTATTCTGAAGATTGGACACATTTCACATTGTGTGAAGCAATGTACGCACAATTCAAATTGTATGGCGTAGCTCCAATCGTATTTGTTAACGTATTGGATCCTGCTAAACATAAGAAATCCACTACAACAACTGCTACATTGACAGAAAAGAAATGCATTGTAAAAGCTGCAGTATTGCTTAACACATTGCAAGTATCTAGTGGCGGTCAAACAGGTGTGGCCAACACAGATTACACGGCGGCATTTGATGACAAAAATCAATTAATCATCTCTGTTATCAAAGGTGGTAAGTTCGATTCCGCAAGTACATTGGACCTCACATACGATGAACTCGATGTAGAAAACTTCGATTATAAAAACGTAATCGGCGGTGTAGATAGTAATGAAAAAGCAACAGGCTTTGAATTGATTGATACAATCTATCATCATTTCGGTATTGTACCTGGTCTTATTGCTGCACCTGGATTCTCTCAACATCCTACAGTCGCTTCCGTGATGAAAGCAAAATCTCGTGTTATTAATAACTTGTTTGGTGCGACTACTTTGGTAGATATCGATACTACACAAGTTGTTAAATACACAGATGCTTACGAATGGAAGAAAGGTAATAGCTATACAGGTGAATCTGAAGTCGTATGTTGGCCGATGGTTCGCAATGGCGATTATATGTTCCATATGTCTACGCACATCATGGGCATTATTGGCAAATGTGATGCATCCAATAGCGATATTCCTACGTTATCCCCTTCCAATAAGTCTATGAACATCACAGGCTTATGCTTAGCTAATGGTAAGGAAGTAATGCTTACTCATTCCCAAGCTAATTTGTTGAACTCTCAAGGGATTATGACGGCCGTTAATATCAATGGTTGGGTATCTTGGGGTAACTATACAGGTGCATATCCTGGCACAACTGATGTTAAGGATACATTCATTTGTGTACGCCGGTTCAATGATTGGGATGACCAAACATTCATCTTAACCTATTGGCAAAAAGTGGATATGCCTATCTTGCCTCGTAATATCAAGACAATTCTTGATAGTGAAACAATCCGTCTTAACGGTCTTACTTCTCGTGGCTTTATCTTGGGCGGTCGTATTGAATTCAAAGAAGCAGAAAACCCTACAACAGATTTGTTGAATGGTATTATTCGCTTCCATAAATACCGTACACCTCCAATTCCAGCGCAAGAAATTGAAAGCATTTCTGAATACGATGTTTCTTATTTCAAAACGCTATTTCAAACAGTATAGAAAGGGGTAATTAATCATGGCATCTATCAATCAAGTGCCGGAAGTACTTAATGACTTCCGTGTATACGAAGAAGGCTCTGACAACTGTTTAGGTGTTGCCAAAGTGGAATTACCTAGTGAATCTGTAATGACTCAAACTGTAAAAGGTGTGGGCATTGCAGGTGAAGTAGAAGCGCCAGTTATTGGACACTACTCCTCTATGGAAACAAAACTTACTTGGAACACTCCAACAGAAACTACACACCGCCTTACAGGTGGTCGTGGCGTACGCTTAGAAGTACGTGGTGCTATCCAATGTTGGGATAGTGGCAAAGATAAATATGTAATCGTGCCTACACGTGCTGTTATTCGTGGCCGTGCTAAATCTAAAGAAAATGGCACATATGAATCTGGCAATACTATCGATGCAACGAACACAATCGAAACTACATACTTGAAACTCGAACAAGATGGCAAGGTAGTTCGTGAAATCGATAAATACGCCTATAAAGATTCTATTTCTGATGGCACCGACTTCCTTGGCGATGTTCGTGCTGCACTAGGTATTTAGTCTGTAGAAAGGACGATCACTAATGAGTAAACATAACACTATGAACGAAACACATGAACAAACAGGTATTGAATTAGTAAAAGCTGGTCATTCCTTACAATTTGAAGGCATCAGCGGGTACACATTAATTAAATGCGAAAAGTCCGCTAAGGGTGAAGATAAAACTATTACAGTTCCGGCATTATCCATGACGTATCAAGCACATGTAGCAGCTGCTGTATGCGGATGTAAAGTGGATGATATTTATAGTCTCCCGGCTGCCGATTTCACTAGAGTGTGCTTAGAGGTACAGAATTTTTTGCTCAATTCCGAAAAATAACAGACCTAGAACGGTATTTTACTGAGTGTGCAATTACGTGTAGTAAATACACTAGCACACCGATGGACTATTTCATTAGAGAGCTAGACGTGGATGAGTTCATAGTCCACGTTCGGCTCATTAGTGATAGTATCGAGCGCGAGAATAAAACAATGAAAGGGAGAAAATAATGGCCAATAAAGTCTTAGAAATGGCGATTGCCATTAAAGGTAAACTCGATGGCGGGTTATCTTCCTCCGTATCAAAAGCATCTCAGGAACTCAATAAATTATCTAATGTAATCAAAGATCAACAGGCGCAATATAGAAAACTACAAGCTATATCGCAAAAGACTGGTAATGTTAGCGATAGGAACGCAGCAATTGCAGCTGAGCAAAAGCTGAATTCTATGTTACAACGGCAAGCCCGGTTACGGTCTAATATCGCAAGTCAGACGGCGCATCAAAATGCAATCAGTAAAATGGGTGGTGCAAGTCCTTTAGCAGGTGCTGCATCAGCTGCGCAAGGTGCTAGTGCTGCGGTAAGTGGTATTACAGGAAAGCTTGCAAGTTTCGCTATGGTTGCCGCCGGTGGGTTTGGTATTGGTGCCATTATAGATAATGTAGTAAATGCTGGCGAAGCACTTTATCAATTGTCTAATAAATTACATATGACAACTGCTGAAACGGCACAATTTAAGAAGATTATGACATTAAGTGGTGTTGATGTAGAAGCGGCCGCAAAGTCTTTCGCTAAAATGGATAAGACTTTGGCTGGTGGCGGTAAAAGTGCTGAAGCTTTGCAAGGATATCTCAGTCAATTTGGTGTATCCTTAACCGATGCCAATGGCAAGTTATTGCCTATGAATCAACAGTTGGATGCAATGGCTAAAGGTTACCAAAATGCGGTAGCACAAGGCCGGGGACAAGAATTCATGCTTGAAACGCTAGGTGCAAAAGGCATGGAGCTTACTAAAGTATTTGAGAACTATGCAGATGCACAAGCGGCCGCATCACAAATCAAAGGCGTCGGAATAGATCCTAAATCACTCCATGAAATATGGCTACAAATGAACATCTTGAAAGCGGAAGCTACGCAAGTTGCATTAGGGTTGGCACAAGCCTTTATACCGATTGCTCAGCAAATATTACCGGCACTAATACCGGTATTGCAAGCTGTTGTAACCTTCATGAAGGATAATAAGGAAGCTATTGCCGCCGTAGTCACTAATGGATTGAAATTAGCCTTACTGTATGGTACGGCTACAAAACTAGCATCAGGTATTACTACAATTACCACGGCATTTAAAGGTGTAGAAACGGCAACGGGTGCATTTAAAGCAGCGGGTGCATTAATAGGTGGTCCATGGGTAATCGCTATCATGGCGATTATTGCGGTGATATACCTATTAGTAACTAATTGGGATACTATCTGTGCCACGTTAACATCTGTTTGGGATAGTGTATGTTCTGGATTGAGTTCAATATGGGATAGCGTATGTTCTGCTTTAAGTTCCGCATGGAGCGCCATTATATCCGGTATTATGGCTGTAATTAATGGGTTCTTATCATTAGGCCTTAGCGCATTTAATGCATTGAAAGCGGCAATAATTGCTTATGTAAATCTATGGTTAAACCTACCAACATATATTGGTATGGCCGTAGGATTCATAATAGGCATTATTTTGCGATTACCAGAGATAGCGGTACAAGTTGGTACTGCTGTTATATCTGCCGTCGTATCATTTGCCACAGAATGTTATAACTTCGCAGTTACTACATTTAGTGCTATGGTCGATGATATTTATAACTTCTTAATCAATTTGCCTATGTATATGATCACTTTGGGCGCTGAATTCGTGGCGGCGGTTATTTCGTTTGCCTCTGAAGCATATGCTACGGCCACATCATGGATTAGTAGTTTGGTTAACGATGTTATTAATTTCATCATGAATTTACCTAGTGCATGTGCTGATGCGGGAGCCAGTTTCGTAGCTGCCGCAGGCCAATGGGCAAGTGATGCCTATAATGCTGTGTTAAACTGGGTAAGTCAAATCCCGAGCGCTGTAGCTAATGCAATCGCTGGTGCATGGGATAGTATTAAAGCCCAATTTAGCGGAGGCTTTACAGTAGGTGTTTCCGCAGCTGGAGAGGTTGGTAAGAGAGCCAACGGTGGTGTTATTACATCTCCAGAACTATCGTGGATAGGGGAAGCTGGTTATCCAGAAGTTGTAGTTCCTATTGATGGTAGTGCTAATGCTATGAATTTATGGCAAACGGCCGGACGAATGTTAGGTGTGAGTGGAGCGCAGTCAGCTGTAGTGCCTACTGTATCATTAGCACCTAGCGTACCTGTGACATCCTCATCTAGTAATAGTGGGGCGCCTGTACAGATTACATTTGCACCAGTTATTAATGCTGGTAATGGTTCAACTGATGATATTATGTCGGCATTGGACGCTAAAATGCGTGAATTTGAACAAATGATGCGTAGCTATACCGCCGGACAACGGAGGTTAAGTTATGACTAGTTATACAACAATACAAGGGGATATGTGGGATTTAATCGCTTATAAGGTGTATGGAAACGAACGATACATTAATCTATTGTTAGAAGCAAACCAAAAACATCGTAATACGGCGATATTTTCCGCTGGTGTTGTGTTAACATGCCCAGATGTTCCTGCTGATTCCTTGCCTGAATTCTTACCACCATGGAGGTGATAGTATATGAGCTTACAAAAGAGCCTAGCTAAGGTCCAGAAATGGAAGAAAGATTTAACGCCACAAACGAAGTTAGCACGGCGGGCATGGTGTACGATTGGTTACCAACATTGGGGGAGTAAGGAGTCAAAGGACATCACCGACGATATTAGTAAATACCTTCTTGATGTAACTTTCACAGATAACCTTTCAGGAACTGTAGATGACGTGGCTATCTCACTAGAAGATAGGGGCCGTCTATGGGTCGGCGATTGGTACCCTGTGAAAGGGTCATTACTAGAAGTGGCAATTAATACCGTAGCATGGGAGAAATTAGGGGATGAACAATTTACGTTGCCAATCGGCAAATTTGAAATTGATGAATTCGAGGGCAGTAGCCTTCCTGATGTAGTTAAAATCAAAGGTGTCGCTATTATCGGTAGTACTGACTTGCGGGAGAAAAAGAAAGACAAATCGTGGAAAACTACAACGCTTAAAGCGATTGCTACCGAGAAAGCAAAAGATAATAAATTAAAGCTAGTATGGGATGCGGATTTTGACCCACCGTTAAAAGATGCATCACAAAGTGCTGAATCAGACCTCGCATTCTTGCAGAAACTATGCAATGATGCGGGGTTTTCTCTTAAGGTATCCACTGAACAGTTGATTATATTCGATGATTACAAATACGAAAACGTGAAGCCTAAAGTTATAATTCGTAGACCAGGTGGCCAATATCAACCTGTACAGACGAAGGAAGGCGAGCAACCGCCTTTGATTATTACTAGAGCCTTATCTTATTCGTACAAAAGTAAAACTCGTGAAGTATATCGAGCATGCCATGTGAAATATACAGATAAGGATAAGAAATCCGTTATCGAGGATACATTCGAAGATCCTGTCCGTAAGGGTCACACGTACCTTGCTGTATTAGAGGTTAATGAACAGGTTAAAGATAAGGCTGAGGCAAAGAGATTGGCTAAAAAGAAGCTAAGAGAAGCCAATAAAGAAGCCGATACAATGTCTTTTAGTTTTTCTGGTAATCCTCTTATTATGGCATCGGTTACGGTTAATCTCGAAGGATTTGGGGTGTTCGATGGTAATTATTTAATTACTAAAGCAACGCATACATTAGGGGCCAATTATTCAACGTCGATTGATGTAAGGAGGTGTTTAAATGGCTACTGACATATTATCCACATTAGCGGATATGATATTTATTGGAAATGTTTCAAGTACAATTCCTGAAGAAGGTAAAGCCGTTGTTACACGCCTAGATAGAGAAGGTGTTGTAACGGCGCCATTATCTGTCATTAATCGAGGTGCAGCACATGATAAGGACTATTGGATGCCGGCTATTGATGACCAGGTATTGTGCATTATGTTGCCTAATCGGTCCGGACGTGGGTTTTCCGATGGATTCATTATTGGCACATTCTTTAGTAGTGCGGATCCGACTCCAGGCGGTGCGGATAATGGTAAACGTGTACTTACTGTTCCTGGAGATATGACTCTTAATGTTGGAGGTACTTTATCAATTAATTCAAGCGGTGGGGATGTAGTGGTCAATGGTATTTCCTTAGTTCATCATGTGCATGGCGGTGTAGTGTCTGGTGGTTCTACAACATCAGGACCAGAATAGGAGGTATAGATGTATATCGGTTATTTGGCGGATATAGTATTTTATACCGCATTAGATAATGTTCTTACTGTATCGGATGTAACGCGTTCAGGTAGTGCTCGATGGGAAAAGCACAATTTGATGTTAGAAAAGCCTGTCAAACAATTTAGCGGACCTGATGTGGAACAAATTACATGTAAGATTCTTATTTCTGCATCACTTGGACAATCTCCAGATAGTACTGTTAAGAAATTGCGAAATTATCGCGATACGGGGGCTGTATTACCGTTTATTATCGGTGGTAAACCTGTTAGTCAAAACTACTTTGTCATCATGTCTATGAGCGAGGATAGCTTATTCACGGATGCATACGGTAAGACTCAATCTATTGAGGTTTCTCTAACTCTTGAGGAATATTCGGATAATAATACAGTAGAAGAAAAGTCCATGCTAAATCAATATGGTCAGAAGTTCAATAAAGTTAATACGATATTGAGGAGGTTCTAGCCATGTCAGCAACGTATGAAATTAAACCAGTAACTGACAATAGGATATCGCTAGCACCTGAAAGTGAAGTCGCTGAGATTTTGCAGAATGTGCAAACGATTATTTCTACTGTTCGTGGTAGCGTGCCACTAGATAGGGAGTTTGGTATTGATGGTCGCATTATTGATATGCCTATCCATCAGGCGCAAGCTCATCTATCTAACGACATATTCCAACAAATTAAACGGTATGAACCACGTGCCAAAATTAGTGATATATCATTTACCGCCACACAAAATGGGGCGTTGATTCCGAAAGTGATGGTGACTGTATGAGATTATCTGATTTACCTAATGTTGAGTTTTTTAACACAGATAAAGAACACGTTCAACAGAAGGTATTTGATATTTACACAACAATAACAGGGCGAACCTTGGGAGAGGGCGATCCTGTTACTTTATTTTTAAATGTAATTTCGGAAATTATTATCCGATTATTGAACGATGCAAATTATGCAGCTAAACAAAATCTATTAGCCTATGCAGAAGGCGATAACTTGGACCATGTTGGAGCTGTTCCTGCTGCTGTTGAGCGATTAAAGGCAACGAAAGCGACTACAACAATTCAAGCAACATTGTCAGCAGTGCGCACGAACTCTGTCATTATTCCAAAGTGGACTAGAATATCAACTGGAAGTGGCGAATATTTTGCTACTGTTGAGGATTTGGTTATTCTACCAGGTCAACTTAATGGATCCGTAAAAGCAGAAGCACAAATTGCCGGGGCGCGAGGCAATGGGTTTAAGCCGGGCGAGATAAGTACAATTATTGATCCTATAGCTTATGTGGATACGATGCGTAATATAACTCTATCTGAAGGTGGTTCTGATACAGAGGACGACGAATCGTATCGCGAACGTATTCATGAGGCTCCAGAATCGTTCTCTGTGGCAGGCCCTGAAGGGGCGTATGAGTATTTTACAAAGTCCGCGTCGCACCTTGTGGCAGATGTAGGCGTATCTTCTCCACGTCCAGGTGAGGTTAATATTTATCCCTTATTAGCAGGAGGAGGACTTCCTGGGCAAGAATTGCTCACGACTATTACGGATTATTTATCTGATAAGAAACGTAGGCCTCTGACTGATAAGCTAACTGTATTAGCACCTACTACTACGCAATATAACATCGACGCTAAGTATTACATTGAAAAAGGCGCCGATGCAACGGTGGTAAAAGCTAAGGCAGATAAAGCAGTTAATGACTATGTTATATGGCAAAAGTCAAAATTGGGCCGTGATATAGTACCCAGTCGATTGGTTCAAATGCTCATGGATGTATCCGGAATTAAACGCGTTGAAGTAACGGCACCTATATTTACCCCGATTGCAGAACAAAGCGGCGTGGCAGTAGCCAATACAATCGCTGTAGCGCTCGCAGGAAGTGAGGAAGAATGATACTTGATAGCAAGTATACTAGTGCGGAGCATCTTCCGTCCTCAATCGATAGGGAACCAGTTAAGTCCCTTGCTAAAACGTGGGATGATATGCTGGCCGAATTTATGAATACGAATACTCTGTTATTATGGTCGTCTATTGATACTGAACCAGAGAGTGTAATTGATCATTTAGCGTATCAATTACACGTGGATGACTATGATAGTGGGTTACCGATAGAGACTAAACGTGAAATGGTGAAGAACTCAATTGATATTCACCGCCATAAGGGCACGCCGTATGCTGTTGAAAAGGCCGTACAGACTATATATTCTGATTCAAAAACCGAAGAATGGTTTGAATATGGCGGGAAACCGTACTATTTCAAGGTTACGCTAATCACAGCCCCATTAAGAGGCGAAACAGATATAGCTAAGCTTGTACGTGCTATTAATGCGGCTAAAAATGTACGGTCCTGGCTAGATGGTATTGAATTCATTCGACGAATTAACTTCAATAAGTATTTTTCCGGATGGTGCGGTGTATCTAGGAAAGTGAATATCAAGTGTGATTTCACGAATGCATGGCGCATTAATTTGAATACCCATGTAACGTCTTACACCGTTGAATCTAAGAAAACGAAGATTAATGTAGCGCTAGATAATAGCGTTAGATAGGAGGAATATATGGCAGAATGGTCAAATGCAACCATGACTGATATCGGTGCTGATCTTCAAGCGAAGGTAAATGCAGGCAAAACTAAATTGACATTCACTAAAATCAAAGTCGGTAGTGGCGTTAATGCAACGAATCCATTGGCACTAACTGATGTAATCTCCTCTAAATGGGAGACTACTAATTTTGTAGTTAAACAAGAAGGTAAAATCGTAAGCGTTGATACGTTTATTACAAATAACGGCATAAAAGAGGCATTTAGAATGTCAGAAATTGGGTTATTTGCCAATGATCCAGATAAAGGAGAAATATTGTATGCATACCTAACAGATCCTGAACCTGATAGAATGCCGGCAGAAGGGGGTGCGGTTGTTGTATCTCAAGAGCTAACTATCGGAATGATGTTTAGTAACACTGGCAATGTATCACTCACAGTTAATATGGGGGCGCTAGTTAATCAGGAACAACTTAAAGAGCATAACTCATCTACTTCATCTCACTCTCCTATAACAGACCAAATCAAAGCAATCCTTGGAAGTGCAAATTGGAAAGACACTCCTGCTAGTACACTTGTTACAATTAAAAATTTGTTGGGCCAAGGTGCTATAGTAGCATCTAAACTTGATGCTAGCGCAGGCTTTGTTAAATTTGCAAATGGTTTCACTATCCAGTGGGGACGCGATAACTATGATTCTGATGAGAGGAGTCATTGGGTTACTTTTCCAATATCATTTATTGAATGCTATTCTGCGGTGCCGTCTATAATTGGAGGTTCTAGTGATAGCATTAAGATTTACAATATTAATAAGACGGGTTTTGAAAAAGTTTCTTATTATAACTTTCAAACAAATAAGACAGTCTCGAGACCGTGTCTTTGGTTAGCAGTTGGTAAAGCTTAATGCCCAGTGGGGAATATCCTGGTTTGATTCCAATAGGTACTACAAAGATATTTCGCTACCGATTAACAGTACTGTTCTGGTATCCTTAGCCACCGACGACTCTGTCAGTGTTGCGACTTCTGGATCGGAATGCTTTATTTCGTGGAACAGTGGATTTTCTCAATCTAATAGAACCGCAATCAGATTCTTAACTAACAGAGCAGATACTGGAAGTTTTGTGTGGATAGCCGTCGGATTATCTTAATACCCAGTGGGTATTATTTAATGCTAATAATCAACCAAAGCCATGGACTGTGCGATATCCGATAGAGTTCAGTAATAAAACTATCGCCGTTTCTGCAACAAGATATAACGGTGATTATTCATTTTCTGAAATCATTTTATCGACATCTAGAAATCAGTTGACGTACAAGGATAGTGATTATAGAGGGCAGCAAGGTGTTGGTGACCAGATTATGTTTCTGATTATAGGTAATTAAATTTTTCCTAGAGCGAACCAGTAATAAGAAGCAGCATATCTATCACTTGCCGAAAATACGGCCTTAGTGGTGTCGCTCTCAGTCACGGAGTTGGCAAAATACCTAGGGGTATCTGAGCCCGACCAGTACGCATCAATAGCGTTCGCCATGAATAAAGTTGTAAATTTGATAGGGAATCGCACTTCTGTCTTAGTTACATTATCTTGGCCGCCTATTCCCCACTGGGGAGTTACTTTAATAATTCTATTGTTTTACGTAGTTCCCGAATGGTTTTGTGCGTGTATACCCTGGTAGTGATATCGCCTTGTTTATGACCTAACAATGCGCGTAACGTGTTAGGCGGCGCAATCGCATCAAGTAGACTTGTAAATGTGTGCCGGGTATCGTGGATAGTATGCTTGCAGTTAAGTTGTTTCATAATATCATGGAAATGCTTGCGAAATGATGTGTAGCTGATAGTGAATAGATAATTGTCTGTATCGTTGTATAATTGCTCAATTAATGGCATGATGCGGTGATGGATGGGAATGATACGCCCTTCACCAGCTTTTGTTTTAGCGTGTCTCACAATAAGGTATAATGATCGTCTATTGATATCTTGCCTACGTAAGTTAAGTAGCTCGCCGATACGGAGCCCGGTGTAGAGCAACATTAAAATCATTTGGGAATAAGAATTATCTATCGCCCATAATTTGTTGATTTGTTGGCGAGTGAATACTCTTCTTTTAATCATTGGTATATTGGGCCCTAGATTTAAGTGTGAGGCGTAATTAGTGATAGGGTAATCTTGGATGATTGCGTAATTAAATAATTGATTAAGTAACGTGCGGACTTTCTTACATGATGAGTAAGAAAGTCCTTTTACGTGCATGGAATTAATCACATTTTGAAGGTGCTGAAAATGAATATCCGTGATAGGCATATCCGCTATGTTGGATATGTGTTTAAAAGCAATATGGTAAGACTTAACGACACTCTTAGTAATAGCTTGTGAGTGAATAGGCAACCACTCGTTAAATAGTTGCCTTAATGTAATGGTATTGCGTTGTCTACGTTTTAGTATAACGGCGTAACGGCGCATAATTTCACCTCCGAAAGGATGCTACTATGAATCAATATGTATTTATTTTAAATGACAAAGGGGAGCGTATTACATCCCTGTGTGATAACACGTTGAGCCGTGATGATATTATGGCGCAAGCTGAACACGATTATCCAAATGCACAATATGTGTATTCTGCAGATGGTGACAGTATGCTAGATGAATTTATGAGCGGTAAATTGTATGTAAACGGAAAATTTATTGAGCCTGATCCGTATGTTCCTACAAAGGAAGATAAGATTAACGCTATAAAAGCTGAATATGAACCCCGCTTCAAAACGCTAGAAGAAGCGCAACGTAGATTGCTACTTATGGGAAAACCTACTAATGCAATTAGCACTCAATATATCAAGTTGAATAACGAAATGGTCGCACGAATTAAGGAGGTGCAATAATATGCCTAAATATATCGGTGATAGCAAAGTTCCTGTTATGGAATTCTGTGAGTACTGCTGGGAAGTACTCAACGATGACGGTACATGTCCAACAGAAGGATGCGTGCACAATGATTTAATGGCTTTAGATGAAGAATCATAAGGGCATGGGGGAGTGAATGGATATTCTTAATGATATTTTAATCATGCTCATCAGTGGTATATCGCATGAACATATAGTCAGTATGGGGGTAGTGATTATTTTAACCACTACATTGTTATTTGTGGACACAATACAGCGGATTGCTGCAGAAGTGTTGCGGTATAACAAAGATAATCACAGGCCTAATAATCCTATTACACTACTAACAACATTGACCTGGTATGGATGGGGAAAAGGTAGGTATATCGATGAAACTACCGGTGAACGGCGTAGATATTTAATGAGTGAGCGCCTTAGAGGTGATCTATTAAAGAAACTATGCATACAATATCCGGCATGGATGATACTATCCATTGTATTTATTTCATTACCTGATATCCCAATACCAAACACCAATCTATTCTTAGACCATATATTCTCTTATGCATTTATGCTGATACCATTCTTCGCTGAGTGTTGGTCTATTATTGAAAACCTACGTGAAATGGTTGAAGATGACCTAATTGATATAGGAAAAATATTTCAATATACGATTGAAATCATAAAGGCATGGAGGGGTAATGGATAAGCTAGCGATTATTAACCGCATTAAGCGGTCATATAAGTCCATTCGAATAGCTGGCATACGGCCAACAGGTGTATTAGCAACGAGGGCATTGGTCCTCGTCATGCTAGTACCGATGATATTAGTCGTTGCCCAGTATGTGCTATCGACGATTAAGGGGTATGTATCCCCTGAAGCGAATCAGCTTATCGATAAGGGTATTCTTATAATTGACCATATATTCGTACCATCAGTGCTTATGACCATTGTTGGATTGTGTGGCATGTTCATCGATAAGAACCATAACGGGATTCCAGATAAGCTTGAGGAACCAAATACATTGCCTATGAACAGACCTGGCATACAACAATTAGAGGATGATATTAACCATGACGAGAGGGGGAAATAAATGTTTAGACAAATTACAATGGACGAGTTAAAAGACCTAGCGCTAGAGGCCTATGGCCAAATTGAAAAGGCGTACTATCATTGGACAGGGGTAAAAGGTGGTAAGCACTTCACAGATTACCATATCAACATCGACCGAGCAGGTACAATGTGGACCGATATAGAGGCCTTAACCGATTATAAGGAACACACCTATATGCGCAATAGTAACGCTGTAGGCATTGCCATTGAAGCGTGTTGGGATGCAGTCAGTGAAAATAACCTAGGTAGTGAACCACCAACAAAAGAACAGTTGACCACTATGACACAAATTATGGCGGTGCTTACTATTAATGCAGGTGTGCCACTTGACCTACAACATCAGATGACGCACGCCGAAGCAGCAGATAATCGGGACGGATTGGACCTCTATTATTTAGATCCGACGGGCTATCCAAATAATACGTACGGCCCAGACTCCAACGTTGACCGATGGGACCTCTTGGTGTGCCATGAGGGCGACGAACGATGGAGTGGTGGTGACTGGTTACGTGGCACCGCTCGATGGTGGGGTGCTCAGTGGGGTAGTACAATTTAGGAAGGAGTTACCATGTATGAAACTATCAAGAACAAAGTTATATCTGCGTTTACTCTTAAGCGTGTTATTTGTGGTGTGCTTAGCATTATTTCCATCTATTTCGCATGCAGCCTCATCGGAGGGTACCTCGACACAAGAGCCGACTATCAGCGTACCCGTGAGCAGTTGGAACGAACTCAAAGGGCGCTTGATGAAAGCAGAAAACTCAATCAACAACTCCGAGAAAGCATTGCAGCAAGCCAACAGCTTAACCGCAACGCAGGGAACAGCATTAACAGAATTGAAGATTATCAACGAAGAACGGACGAAGGAATTGAACGCGCTCAAAGCAATCAACGAGAAACAGGGGCAAGAATTAACGAAAGCCTCCAATCTCTTGACAACGCAAGAAGCGAAATTGAACGAAGCCTCGACCTCATTAGAAGAATTGACAGAACAAATCAAACGCAACAAACGAACCGAACAGCGCCTTAAACGGCAACGTGACACATGGGCCGTGGTAAGCGGTGTATTTGGATTGGCAGGTGCAATTCGTCGATGACTGAGAGGTGATCCATACATCTCCTGAGCATGAGCAGGTGGACTCATGGATTGACTATATAAAAGACCTTACCAGGATATAACTTGGTAAGGTCTTTTTTTTATATTTAATTTATTGCATACAATCTAAAAATATGGTGTAATTATGGTACATAAGAGGAGGTGGATGAAGTGCTGAAAATTCTTAATTGCAATCCACATTTTATGAGGGATCCCGTGCCCGTATCAAACTATGCTGAAGCATGGGAGGTCATATGTTCCATGCAAAGGGAGTTAGGCGAAGAGATCCTTGCTGTTGGCAGGGAGACTTGGGAGGACCTTAAATTGGCTGAGTGTTTCCCTGAGTTTGTTTGGAAAGAGAAAATAAAGGTTGTCTACATTAATAGTGATAAAACCTTACTAATTCCTGCGCCACGGAGATATAGTAGAGCTAATGTTTTGAAACTTATCAATTTCTTCGGACTCCACTATTCTATCCGAGAAATATAAATGTGAGCGCTTTAAAAT